GTCAACGCTCTCAAGGTTGTCTCCGTTTACCTCGATATCTGACCCGACGGCCTGCTCACCAATGGAGCCCCCTATTTGCCCGGCCGATATGAGGGCGTTGTTGCGTGCAATGGCCTCTTGGTAATCGTCAAGCGTGGCCTGATATTCAGCCCTGTCGCCTTCTTCAAATATGAGCCTCGCGACCTGGAACTTTGTTTTTGCTGGCAGCAGGAATATCTTGCTTCTCCAGGTGAAATTTGCGGGGTACGGCTGTGTCTCGTCCCCTTCCCATTCATAGACATGGTTCACAGATTCTACTTCTTTTTGAAAATACAGCGTGGACGTGTCCTCTTCGACATAAGCGCTGTCACAGTAGAAGTCCAATGTGGACATATCCCATGTCTCAAGATTGAATACGACACCCCCGTTTGAGCCGCCAGACGAGTAAAAGCAAAACAGCTTGTCACCAACTATATAGCTGTGCATGGTGTCAGGGTAATATGAAGCCCAGGAATACTCGTCAAGGATATTCTTTGTCGCGGAATCAATTTTTGCGCCGTCTATGATTTCGTAACCATCGGCCGATGCGTAAAGGACACCGGTCTTGTAGGTGACTATAGAACGCTTACTCAGGCATGGCTTATCCTGTGGAAGCGGGGAGGGAGTCATCGCAGAAGGGTCAATTCCTGTTACAAGGTGAGGAGCCCCCTCTGTAAGAACCACAAGAATGTCCCCGACAGAGGCAATGCCGACAATCGCATCCGGCATGGTAAGGCTGTAGGAAATGGGATACGCCCAGGGTTTGTATGGCTCAGAGAAGTACAGGTCTTTACCGGAAAACCCGGCCATAATGCCATTCCCCATATAAGTAAGGCCCTTCAAAGTATCAACCGGAGGATCGTAATTCTCAGATGGGAGTTCTTCGCCCAATTGCTCGTCAACCTTTGTATCCGAATAAGCGGTTGTCGCTATTGTGATTGAGGCGACGTATTGATAGTTTGCGTAACTGTCGCCAGTATTCAACCGGTATATCCGTTTTTCGAGTAGGTTGTTTTCATAGCATCTCCACTTGACGGTGTTGTCAGTTGTGTCGGCGTCAACTGTCTCATCCCATGTCGGTTCTGTCCCGCCACTTGTGCCTGCCTCTACGCACTTATAAAGATATGCCCCCCCCTCATCTCCGACCGCGAACACAAAGTTTCCGAGCTCGTATTGCGTTCCTGCCTGCCACTCCATAGTCATGCCGGTGAGATTGACCGTTTGGCCCTGCATGGCGGTTACTGTGTTTGACGCTGGCGACGGAAGTCCTTCTTCATACCAGGAGGTAACAATAGTCCAAACATAATTGACACTTCTTGCATCGCCTGTCCCACCGGAGCCCAGGGAAGCCGTAGGAGCAGGGAATGGCGTCGGGACAGCCAGCGGATAAAAGTTGATGGGCATTGCCGAGGAACCCGTGGTCGCCTCAGTCCTGTTTGTCTTTTTCGGGATTCCGTCACCAGTGTAATACACTTTCCCCTGGGTATCCGCTGAAACCGGTGCGGAGACGATGTCAACGTCAGCTTCCCATTCAAACCAATATGAACCCTCGTAAAGATAAAGCGTCCTGATTGTACCTGTGTTCTTCAGGGTGTACTCATCAGTGTAATTGTACCAAGGGAGGATATGGCCTTTCCTGAATGTGCAATTCTCAGCTATTTGAGCCCCATTCCCTGCGATGAGCTGAGGGGCTATCTTCGGGCTAATACCCTTTGCGACGTTAATCATTATCCTCATGCTTTACCCCAATAAAGATGCTTGGATTTCTCCGCGTTCCCCGACCACAAGAAACCAGGGATAGATAAAAGCAATGCTATAAAATATCCGGGAAAAACTTTCGTCGGCATCCACGTGAAACCAGCTTGTTCCGTTTTGTGAAAACTGTATTTCACCCGAGCTACCAACCGCAATAAAGAAACCATTTCCGTATGAAACACCATAAAAATCGCCAGTGAATCCAGCGTCCGGTGTCCTTTGTGTCCAGTTTATACCGTCAGGAGAGGTAAATATCGCGCCAGTTTCACCTACTATGACAAACATCCCGTTCCCATAAACAATGCTTTGAAAATGTCCAGAGTAGCCGTTCGGGTGATATACTTCAGTCCAATTCAAGGTGTCCGTGCTATAATAAATCCGGCCAGTCGCGGTTCCTGAGCCTACCCATACCCCATTACCATAAGCAATGTCATTCCCTTCAAACGCCGAATACATAGTACCGGCTGTGCTAAACGCCCCATCGGTCTTCCAAAGGTCATTCCAACCGCCGACTCCAAGCACAATATCATTATCCGGGTCATAGGCCATTCCTTGAATAGTCCCAACATCATAGCCGGTTGCTGTCCAGTTTACGCCGTCATCACTAACGTAAAAGTCTGAAACCATGTCTTCGCCGCCCCTGCCTACTGAGACACCGTATTTGTGCCCTGTATCAATCGAGGCCCAACCGTCCATTATAGGGTCGCCAGACCGGAGAACGTATGTGTATAGTTCGGAAGGAGATGGGCCTCGAACAAGGTATGTCCGATACCCTCCTCCGAAGTTCCCAGGTGCCGCTCCGCCTGTTATAAAGAAGCCAGCCGCAGAGGGCCGGACAGTCTTAAACGTTTCAATATAACGCGCCGTTATCTCATTGGTGTTTTCAGCCCATGTTACCCCGTCGCTTGACGTCACAGTGGTGGGGCCTGCCTGCTCATAACTTGAACCGAAAGCCTGTCCCACCACGATGAATTTAGAGCCTGTCCAAACCACATCATACCCGCTGAAATAAGCATGTAGGCGGCTTGAATCCATAGTAATAGTTCTGTCAGTCCATGTTGTGCCGTCAGGAGACGTTTTTACATAATTAGTCTGTCCAGTAGTAGGGGCAACAAACAAGCTGTTTGCCCATGTCATCCTTGATACTCCCCTATTTAGTGCTCCAGGGCTTCCAGCATTATACCAATTGGTCAAATTATCCGAATAGATAATCGACATGTTTCCACTGCCAGATGCGATTGCAACGTACCTGGAACCACTAAATGCTACGGTGGCCTGCGTATAAGGGTTTGTATCAGGCGGGGTAATGAGCGTAAGGTTTTGAAGGTCTGTCGTCCTGTAAAGAAAAAAATCATGGGAATACCAATCAATATGGCTAAGAAGGTAGTTGGTGCCATCCCAAACAATATCCGTAAAATCGTAATGAGCGCTTTGTCCACCATGCTGACGCGTCCAAGTGGTGCCGTCGGAAGACGTTTGAATCTCCATGCCCCTCCCGACCATGATAAATTGACCGTTCAGGTATTTTATCCGGTGGACGAGGTTCCCAAAGGACGATCCCCATGACGTTTCTGTCCATGTTACCCCGTCATCATTGGAGTAATAAACACGATCATTATCACCACGAACCCAAACGCCATTTCCATACGCAACAGAGACATCCTGACTGTCAGGATCAACCCAATTGTGAGGCTCGTAGGTGTCGCCAGAATCAGTTGAGCGTATCCAATTCATGTATTTTGAAACAGCGATAACCGTAGAACCGTTTACATCCACTGAAGACAAGTGGTCGTCGCCATCCGCCTCCCTTCTGGCATATTCCTGATGAGTAAAAGCCCCAAGGCAAATTTGATCCCCTGCCAGAACATTCCAGGTTGTTCCGCTTACCCCAATAAACCAGCGTTTTTCGCACTCGGTAGGGCCGTTCTGATAAAGCTTTTCACCAGGATAGTTCACGGTGACAACGCCGTTCGGGTTGACGGAAGACGTTCTATACCCGCCGCCCTGAAGGAAGCCATTGAAATCGGCTGCGACGCCCCTCTGAGTAATGATAGCGCCAGCGCTCCACACCTGGGCTGTGGTGTTGTCTTGGCCCCGCTCTACAGTCAAAGTGTCACCGTTTATATCAGTAACTTTCACTATCTCAATATCATTCGATGAATTTGTCAGGGTAAGGTAAAGAGCCCTGCCGGATTGCCAGCCGGGGAGGAAAGCAACGGCTCCGCCTGCGGGGAGGGTAATGGATGTGTCACTCGCACCAATGCCAGCAGCGAGTATGCTGTAGGCTAAATCATTAAAACCGTGTTCTGGGTTAGCTGCCATTAAATATATATCCTCAATACTGGCATGAACTCAGGGTGGCCTAACGGCGTAAAATACATGCCATTCTTAAAGTTATTATCGCCGTTTCCCGGGTCTGAATCAAGATAATCTCTATTATAACCCCTAAAGCAAAGCTTTGCGTTCCCACCAAAAACGCTTTCAAGATAGTTTAGGCCAAGCGCGTTAAACTCGAAAACGTTTGGAGATGGATTTAGCCATGTATCCGCCGCCCAGGTTACTTTCGCGAAGTAATCACCCGTATAGGCGCTGAACTCGCTATCGTTTGGAGGCGTTGACTGTAGCCCCTGTTGGACAACAACGTCATCGTGTTCATTGACATAACCTTGGATTGTGAGTGTTGCTTGAGTGGCTTCTGTCCCGGGAGAGATCGCAGATAAATCAAACTCCATGAAGGTTCTGTTGATTTTATAGGTGCCTGAATAGATGCTTTCGCCTATAGCCCAATCAGAAAAAGCCTCTCCGCCATTGTAATAAACTGTGGCGGTTGGGTCAGCCCTTGCGCCTGCCCATGTGCTATCAGTCCCAACTAGAGTGTATTCCGTTTCAACAACAGGGTTGAAATCCTGATATACAGGAATACAGGTTCCAGCTAAACATTTCCAGAGAGTCCCCGTGATGTTAATCCACCAGCTTTTAGAATCGGTGTCATAAACTTTCTCGCCCGGGTATAATCCGGCTAAAACGCCATTCGGGTCGCCTGCGATTGATCTGAAGCCACCCTTTTGTATGAAAGAAGTAAAATCAATCGCTACCCCTCGTTGTATTACTATAGTGCCAACGGGCCATGCTTTGCTCACACTTCCGTCCTGTCCTCGTTCAACCGTTAAGATATCATCATGTATTTCAGTGACTTTTACAATTTCAATATCGTTTTGTATGTTGGTAAGTGTTAGATAGACCGTCCGGCCGCTTTGCCACCCAGGGAGAAAACTTACAGCGCCTCCAGCAGGTAAAACCATTGTGGTGTCAGAATCCGAAATAGCCTCAAAGAGAAGGCTGTAAGCCATATCATTGAAACCATGTTCGAGGTTCGGCATCAGGTCATCTCCTTCCAAAGAGTCCCGGAACAGTGCTTCCACCAAACCCCGGTTACGGTTTGATACACTTCTTCGCCCGCGTAGTTAGCAGACAGAGAGCCATCAGGGTCGCTGTCTACTTCTCTAAATACGCCTTTCTGGAGGAAAGAGGAAAGAATGGTAGCATTCAGGGCAAGCTTTACGGTAGCTCCAGAGTCAAACGAATTACTTCCCCCGCGTGTGACAGTAAGTGTGTCCCCTGTTCTGTCGGTGCATAACATCCACTCTGATTTTGTCACGTCGGAGACTATGATATAAAAACCCTGACCGCTTCCAGTGCTTACGGCAGGGAACAGCCCGCCATCGCCACTTGCAACATTAAAAGATGTGTCAGCACCACCAATGTCGGCCTCAAGTGTTGATTCGGCGTTGTTTGTAAAGAGGTATTCTGTCATAGCCAGCTACTCCCTCGCATTCTTACCATGGTGTTCATGGTAACTTCGCCTGTGATTGCGTGGTACTTCGCCCTTACCTTTTCATTGCTAAAGTCAATCTTTGCCCGCATTTCCAGGTTCGGGTCAGCCCATGGCTGAGAGGTTATTGAGTACAAAAATTCCTTTGCGCCATACACAATGGCCCTTTGCCATTTCTGCTTCAGAAAATCGGGAAGCACCGTCGCAGTATCCAATGGGGTCAAAATAGCCCGAACAAGCAGGCCCTCTGCGCTTGCGGTATCCGGGGTAGGATAGAGCGAAAGTATTCCCGGGGTTGCAGGGTCAATGTAATAATAACCCGGGGCTGGTTCCTCCTCATATTTCCATCCGGCCGATACAGCCCCGTCTCTTGCCTCTCTGTCAACCTGAATTTCTGAGAGAGGCTTCAATGATACAAACTGATCCTCATCCTCGCCGTCTTGTTTGTATTTAACACTCTCTACGCCAATCAAATCTGCATATGCTTCCATCCCACTCGGAACCGAAAGGCTGTATTCGTATTGCAGGGAAACGATGTCTATCGGGTCAAGAAGCTGAAGCCAGATGTTTGTTTCCTCGCAAAACTCTTTTGCTGCTTGGATAATGGCCATATTGAGGGCTGGAGTAGGCGCGCCCGGGAAAGACGGCGCGAGGTAGGGATAAAACTCTGATAGTTGCACGGTCATTGTCTGCATACTCCCTTAAAGGGTAAACGCAAAGAAAAGGGTAAACGCAAAAAAGCGTTTTCCCGCCCCGTGGCGTTTATTTACTGAGCGGGCATTCCTGATTTCTTCCACTGGTCAAAAGAAAGAGGAACATTCTTTCCGCCGCTGGTTTCAACCATGGTCTTGTAGGTCTGATACTTACGTTTCTCGATCTTGCCAGCCGCCCCAAACGCTGAAAACTTATGTTCTTTCGGGGGCGTGTTATTCTTTCTTGATCCTGCCATGATGGTATTCTCCTTTTATTGTTGCTGTGTTGTTGTGGCAACACCAGTTGCTTGTAGGAACTGTTGATAATGAGCGATCTTGCGTTGTTCATTACCAGGGAAATCCGAGTCCTGACCATAGGCTCTTGCCAGAATATAGTCAACGAGCGCACCAATATAGGCGTTTGATATCCCAACCGCCGCGTTTCTCCAGGCGCCCCCGGCATCCCACACAATAGCAGGAGGGGCCTCTGAACGCTCAACCTCAACGTATGATGTACCGTCCGAGGGAGGAAACACGAAAAACTGAGTCGGGTGTCGTGGGTCAATCGCCGCATCGCTAATAACGGAAACCTCTGTTTCTGTTGGCCATGCCGTTGAAAACGCGGTCAAAAGCTCAATGGACGTCATCAGGATAGCTTGCCCCGGGGTATTGCCGTCCGCCCCCATGTTTCTG